GGTTACAGCATCCGATGTAATTAACGACAATACCAAAGATCCACTTATAGTCAGTAGAGCTTATTTTACTGAACCACTCGAAGGTCCTATGGGTGATTTTGAAGGTCGTCAAACACCTTCCGATTATTTATGGATAAAAGGTAAATCTATCCAGGCCTAAGAATGACGGGTTGCATGGTCTTACCCATGAAAAAACCTAACAAAAATGCGACAAATATTATTATATACCCCGTTTTATCTAAATTTGCAAATATATCGTCTTTTGATTTTTGTGTTTGTGCTTGTTGTTGTAGCATGAAATCTGTTGGTGGTTGATGATAATAGTGGTGAGGTGGTGGTCCATAGTATTCTTTATCTTCGTTATTTCTCATATCTTCCTCTTCTTCATTTTTATCGTTAAGGTTCATATCAAACTCTCGGGTGTTATATTCTATGGGTGTACCAACTTCGGATTCCATTGTTATATAAATATAATTCTATTTTTTTAAGCTCATTATTACTCACTTTCACTTTCACTTTCTTCTTCCTCTTCTTCAGAATAGTCTTCGTCATTGTCTTCGTCATCTACTACAAAATCCTTGAGATTACCATTTTCGTCGGCGTCTGAGTCATCTTCGTACTCTTCGTACTCTTCGTCTTCGTCATCGTCATCTTCTAAGAAATCCTCATCACCTGTTTCTAAGAGATCTACATCTGAGTCATACTCATCTTCTTTGTAATCATCTTCGACTTCTTCGAAGAGTTCTAATCTTTCTGGAACTTTAGACAATCTACCCGAACGCGTTCTTGTGTTCATTATAACTTATAATTAGACAATTCTTTTAAGTATTTTACTCGCTGTATTTCGTTTCTTACGTGTAGTTCATTGAAATAAGCGAGTAGTTTAATCGTTAAAACGTCTATTTCTTCCTGTACACCTGTATCACCGGCAACGGAACTGAGACTTATTTCATCGAGATTATTTACTGCTCTGTGTAAAAACTTTTTAGACGATTCGACGTTCTCGTTATACTCTATAGCCATGTTAATATTGACTAAAAAATCTTTGTAAGCACTTTGGTTTATACCCGAATACTTTATAGATTCTTTGACGAGACTTTGTATTTTATCCGTATCCATTTTTGGTCTAATTAAAGAAGATGTAACGTATACGACTAGAACTAATAATAGTACAGGTAACATTATTCTATAATTTAGTGAGTATTTTATCTGTGAGAACATGTATGCGCGTTCTACACTTACACTTTTGTTCGAGTTTACCGTTTAAAATTTGAAACGGTACATTTTTCGTGATACAATCTTCGCAAGTATACGAACTCGATATTGAAAAGAGTTTTACCTTCTTTTTTTCTATATTTGTTATGTGTACATCCTTATTTTTGATAACGTGTTTTTTTATGAATGTACTGATAAGTGTTTTAACTTCTTCTGTGTTTTTATTACCTGTATTTTCTGTCTTTTTTGTTTTTCTTTCGACGTATTTATCTATTTTACCGTCTTTGTAGAGTTTATCGAGTATAGACGGTGGTAATTCGTGTCTTCTCCCTGTAAAATCTTTACAGAACCCGTAAAATCTTCCTTTCATGGTTTCACAGTTACAAAAACACTTTTGTGATATGCTTCCGTTAGATATACTGAACCATACATGGTTTGAGTTATGTAACCTTCTGAGATTTTCACAGTAGTGTGACGTCGTAGACACGAGAAACTGGTTTTTGTGTTCGTATATTTTAGTAATCTTAGCCATACTTTGACCTTCGAGGTGTTTTCTTATGAACTGTTCTATGTTTAATAGAGCTTCCTGATCTTTGAATTCGTTTTTTAACTGATTAGCTGTAAACTCACCTTCTTTTTTTACAGTTGCACCTTCTATGGTGACTGGGTCTGATCTTTCGGTACGAAGTGTAGCCATGTGCATAATTTTGGTATTCGCGATGTGACCTTCAATCGCTTCTAACATGCTAAAAGGTCCACACCTGTAAATAAAAATGGGTCTGTATTCACCCTGAACTTCTTTACCTGTGTCGTTACACAAAGTACACCCTTGTCCGGAACACGCTTCGTGTTTACCTTTTTTGTGTGACCATGGCATTCGAAACCCACTCCCCTTTGTTTTTCTTTGCGAACTCCCATATACGGAAGCGTCTACTATATCATCCCATTGTTTCGAACCATACGCCAAATTGAGTGTATTAATGATATGTTGTCTTAGAGCGATAGCGGAAGATCTATCAACGACGAACCCTGGCCAATTTATGTGTATACCCGTTTTTATGAGGTGTCCTGCGGGTTTGGGTGCCGCTACAGAAATGAGTGCTTCTTTACCACCAAACTTTTTTACCTTATTACATATTACTTTACATACACTTTCGACTTCACTAAACGTCATTTCATCTTCGTCTTTATAATCGAGATCGACGAAAAAGTTATAGTTTTCTGTTTTTTGTTCGACGACGAATATCTTTTCACCTGAATTGTATGCTTCGACATACTTTTCGTAAAAATCGTTCAATCTATCAAATGGCACGGAAAGGACACCACCGTCCATGAGCACATGTGATAAATTGGTTCCGTTAGAGAATCCTTGTTCTCTACACCATTGTTTAAACATACTTACCAATTATTAGATTTATTTTTTTATATTGTATTAGTTATTTAGTCTTCATCGCACTCGCACTCGTCATCGTACTCGTGGTGCCATATAGACCTTCTATACGATACTTCCGGGTACTCTTCTTGTTCGGATAAAGACTTTTTTAATACTAGAAGTTCATATACTTTATCTTCTACGTGATTTTCGACGTATTTTTCTGCCCTTTTGGGTGTATACCCGTGTTTATCTACGAGAAGTTCCTTTATCTGATGAAGAATATAAGCTTTTGCCTTCATTATTCACTTTACTTTACTTTATAGAAAAGGTTTTTCTATTGAGAGAAGTCACACACGCGTAAAATTCGGGGTTATTCAGAACGTTTTTAACTATTCTATCCCATTGTTTTTTCGTATTAAACTCCGTGAGTGTTTCGAAAGTCATAAAATCGTTTTCGTCGTGTGTTCTCTTGATGGGTTGTTTTTGTAGTTTTTTTATATTTGTTTTTTGTTTTTCTTCGTTAAATTTTCGAACGAGTTCGAATTGTTCTTGGTTTGTGTAGTTTACAAAGAAGACGAACACATTATATTCAAGTTCAACACCCGGACTCTCTTTTACCGTAAACTTATACTCTGTGTATTCTCCTTTTTTGAGAGAAACGACCCCCCTGGTTTCTTCTTCGAGTTCTCTCAAAGCGGTCCTTAGGGGGTTTGGTATTTCTCTTCGCCTACACCCTCCGGTGACGAATATCCAATCTTTGAACCGTCGATCCCGGACAGTGAGAAACTTTGGTTTATCACCCGTAAACGTTACAGGAATAGCTATAGCTTTGTATTTTTTCATTGCTCATTAGCAAGTTATAATTGAGCGAGATGATTATTTTAGGGAATCTTCTTCACTAACTTCAATTTCCTCAATTTCTTCTTCTACTTGGGTTTCTTTTACGTCTTCTTTTTTACAAAAAGAGACGGTTTGTGGAGGTTGTGGAGGTTGTGGTCTGGATAAAAAACTTGTGAGTTTTCCATTGAACCCTTTAACTTCTTCGAGGTCCTTTTTAGCTGTTTTGAGTTCTTTATACATGTAAACTGATGCAATTACACATACTATCACAGCGACTATTATACCGGTTTCTCTATCTAACGTAAACATATTATACTAAAAGTATCAATCATGTTTTTAAGTTCATATAATCGCACCCATATGAACACGCTTTTCTTGAGGACACTCGTATCCTTGTTGAGCAAATTGAATCTCCTGGTAATGTCCCTCTTTACACTCCGCATTTTGTGTGGGTTGTTGTTGTTGTTGTTTAGAGTCGACGAGGTGATTCAAAGTACCTGATTTTGGATCGTACGTTATTATAAAAACGAAAGCTGTTAAAAAAATGAGTTGCCAAAACATTTATAATAAGTGGCTAAATTAAATTTAATTGTTTAGTTGGAATACATCAAACCACCCATACCATTTTCGATGCGGAGGATGTTATAGTTGACGGCGTATACAGTTTTATCGAAGTTTTTGTTATCGGAAACGAGTCTCGCCGAATCGAGTCTACTAAAGTTGAGGGACCCAGTTGGTTGGAGCTTAGCCGTATTGAGACAGAATGGAATTTTTAAAAATTCGGTGTCCATAACTGTGTAATCTACATGGTAAAAAGACATGGCATTTGTAAAATGTGGTACTACATTTTTGAAATCAGTGACATCTACACCGTTTATTTGGAGTTTGAGTTTTGTTAAATTTGCTGGTGTTAAATCGCTCATATTAGTCGAAGATTTTGCGACTAAATATTTTATTGGGTGATTAAATGGTAATTCTTGTATTCTGGAATTCGAAGAAATGACTTTTTGAGTTTGTGTAATAAGCATATTTTGTGGTGTAGAGGATAAAGCTGAACGTTCATCTGTATCGAGGTGAATGAATTGGGCATAAACTTCCGCATCAGCGGTGGCGGTACTACCCCACGTAATTCTTAACTCAACGTCATGGTATTGGAGTGCAACCAATGGTAAAGCCGACTGAGCATTTTCACAGAACGAAAATCGGAGTGGGTAAAATCTATTATTCGCATGATCATAAAGGTGTTTTGTAAAAGTTTGGTTACCTACCTTTTTAAAGAGTTCTCTGGAAAATTCGTCGGTATGTTCATCAATAACTTGACCACCGATTAAGAGTTCAACCTTTGAAATGCGATCTGTCCAATCTATACCATCTGGATTTCTGTTAGCGATGTAGACGTACCCAAGCATGTCGCCTTTTCTTTCGAAACGAACGGTGGACATACCACCCGCAGTTGGGTTGCCCTGGATAACTTGTCTTTCGACAGTTTGGGCGAAATTCGTGTGACGTTTGTAGTTAGATCTAAAGAAGGAAACTTCGGGTTGACCGACGAGGTGCGCGTCTTGTGCACCTATAGCAACGAGTTGAGCAATACCTCCAGACATGTTTTTTATATTATAGTAAGGTTTTATTTTTTTAAATTAAGAAAACCCGATTGCATTCATATAAATGTTTCCATAAAGGTTCGATAGGGTCATGAGTGCGTGTTTGTCTTGAGTAACTGAAACATCGGATGTCATGGCATAAAAGTTGACGTTCGTCATGGTGGATGAAATGTTTATGGCACCCCCGTCTGCGAGTATAGGTATAACGATTTGTGCACCTGTTATGAGATTGGAGAATACGAGATTCGAAACATCGGTTGTAGAAACGACGAGTGGTGCCGTTCCGTACGTTTTTTCTTTTGCATCTACCGTTATCGTACCCGAAGCTATTGAAGCTGATATGTCTGTGTTCGTTAATTTTATGTTTTGTGAAGTTGTGTTTCCTGAAACGGTTATGTTGTTTGCTGTGATAACGTTCGATTCTATACCTTCAATTTGAAGTACATTTGAAGTTACATTTGATCCTGATGCCGAACTTACAATATCGTCTAATCCAAACGGTGATGCCGCTATGGTTAATGCACCTAGAGTAATGTTATTCGCGGAAATGTTACCTCCAACCGTGAGTACGTTGGAACCGTACGTATTTATTATTAAGTTTGAACCTATGAATACATTTGCATCTTGTTCGGTTATATTATTGAACGATGAACCACCTTGACCTCCTGAATCGTAAATTTGACCGGTTGTCGTATCGTAGGATAAAACGTTTCGTGATGGACTTTCATAAGATGGATCGAGTTGTATTGTATCTACTACAAAAAAACCGTTTTTGGAGCCTGATGTTAAAGATTGTAATGTAATCTTATCATCGAATGCGATGTTTGAAGCTATTTTTATACCAGCTGTTGCATTTGAAAACTGGACGACGTTGGATGTTACGTTATCAACATTTACTACATCGTGTAAGTTTGGTGTTGCCGTTTGTATACCTGTAAGTTGGGAACCGTTACCGAACAAATAATTTGCTTCTACGTTACCGTAAACATTTAAAGTAAAATCTACGCCCTGTTTTATAATTATATCAGAATCACCTGCGTGATTATCGGTAAAACCTATAGCGAATTCTGTTCTATTTTGGTCGTATCCTACGTATACATTGTCTGACAGACGCGCGAGTAATAAACCGGAATCGACTGCCGAAGATGCATCACCAAGTTGAATAATTGGGTCTTTAACAACGAGATTTTGGGTATCTACGGTTGTTGTTGTTCCTGCTACTCGTAAATTACCCATTATTTCTGTGTCCCCGTCGACGCGTAATTCCCAATCACCGAGTGTGGGTGAACCTGTACCTACATAAATAGTGGAAGCTGTAACGGTATTTTGACCTGCAATTGCACCATAAATACCAGTCGTAGCAACAACATTATCGGCATCAACGTTACTGTTTATGGTTATCGCGGTTATTGTAGAAGCATCTATAGTATTTGCACCCGCAATTACACCATAAATACCATTCGTAGCAACAACATTATCGGCATCAACGTTACTGTTTATGGTTAATGCACTTATTGTAGAAGCATTTATAGTGTTTGCACCCGCAATTGTTCCAAACATGTTCGTAGCAACAACATTATCAGCAGTTACATTACCGTACACTGTTGTTACACTTACATTTTCGCCAAAGACGTTACCGTTCAAAGTAATTGCATTTACATTATCCCCAAAGACATTACTGTTTACGGTAATTGCCGTTAAATCACCGGACGTGAGTGTTAAGGTGTTTTGGACAATAACATTACCAAGAACACGGAATGTAATAAGATTTGCGTCATCAAGAACATGATTATCCGATACCGTGTTTTGTGTGTACCCAAGTACCACTTCGTGATCGTGTAAGTCCTCTCCTTCTGGTTCGCCGTGGTGTATAAATGCAATGTTATGTCCCGGGTGTTCCATGATTATACCAACATCGAGTGTATGTGACGTATTGTTATTCGCAATACCTAAGATACGATCGTTAATAACTACCGTATTTGACTCGAAAACGTACGTGTTACCTGTAAACGATAAGTTACCCGTAAACTCAGCATTTGCTGCGGTTATAATGTATGTACCGTCATTATCTACGTGTGCGGGTGAACGAATAAGTTTACCCGTACCCTTTTCAATCATGGGTATATAACTGATACCGGTACCTGAAGGATCTTTTATACCGGAAACAAAAATATTACTTCCAACGTGAACGTTACCCGCTGTAACATTCGATGCCGAAATCAAGTTAGACCCAGCTATGTTACCATAAATGTTACTGTTCGTGAACAGATTACCGACCGTAATATTCGATGCCGAAATCAAGTTAGACCCAGCTATGTTACCATAAATGTTACTGTTCGTGAACAGATTACCGACCGTGATGTTCGATGCCGAAATCAAGTTAGACCCAGCTATGTTACCATAAATGTTACTGTTCGTGAACAGATTACCGACCGTGATATTCGACGCTGAAATAAGATTTGAACCCGATATATTACCGTACATTGTGTTCGTCGCAACGACGTTATCTCCAAATACGTTACTGTTTACCGTAACCGTGGTTATATTACCGGATGTGAGTGTTAAGTTATTTTGAACGATTACGTTACCGTAGACGTGTAAATCTATGACATTCGCCAAATCGGGTGTGACTTCAGTATCTAATGAATTGTTTAGTGTATACCCAACCATCATTTCTTTTTCGTCTCCCCGGAACGTTATGGTTGGACTAGCGTCGTTGTTTGGTTGTTTCATGATAATACCAATATCCGCAGTCGATATTTGGTTATTGTTTGCGAGACTTATAATGGCGTCTTCGAACGTTGTATTTGTCGTATCTATAGTTGTTGTCGTGCCTTCTACAAGAAGGTTGCCCTTTATATGAGCATCTTTTTGTACCGTAATATAATCTGTTTTCGTATAGTTAGAAACGTTTACGTTACCAGTAACTTCGACAACGTTTGAACCTAGCGTATCCATAACAAGATTGGAACCAACTAAAGCCTTTCTAGAAGTAAACGTGTTTCCCGTAACTTCGACGACATTAGACCCTAGCGTATCTATAGTAACATTCGAACCAACAAGTACCTTTCTAGATGTATACGTATTACCAGTAACTTCGACGACATTATACCCTAGCGTATCTATAGTAACATTCGAACCAATTAGAGCTTTTCTAGACGTATACGTATTCCCCGTAACTTCAACGACATTGGATCCTAATGTATCTATAGTAACATTCGAACCAACAAGTACCTTTCTAGATGTATACGTATTACCAGTAACTTCGATGACATTGGATCCTAGTGTATCTATAGTAACATTCGAACCAATTAAAGCTTTTCTCGAAGTAAATGTGTTCCCCGTAACTTCAACGACATTGGAACCTAACGTATCCATGACAAGATTCGACCCAACTAAAGCCTTTCTAGAAGTAAATGTGTTTCCCGTAACTTCAACGACATTAGAACCTAACGTATCCATAACAAGATTGGAACCGACTAAGGCTTTCCTAGATGTATACGTATTACCGGTCACAACTAATACATTTGAACCTTTATCGTCTACGAACAA